CCCTTGTGAAATCAAAGTCACCATCTCCATTGGCAGGTAGCACAGAATACAAAGTCCCTGCCTTGTATCCCGATGGTATTTGTACTAAAGAAGCATCGTAGTATTTGCTCATTACATTATAATTTTATTTATGTTAGTTTCTACACAAGAAATAGCCTCAAGAGTAGCACTTGCATCAGCTACCCTCTCCGTATATTTTCTTACTATGTTAGTTCTTAAAAAGTCTGTGCTAAAGTAATTAGGACTCACACCAAGACTCTTATTCATATTGTCAATCGTGCAGTAATAAGCCTCAAATACTCCACCATCAGCAATTACTCTCGCTTCTAAAGCATCTACATCAGCTACAATATCTTGGAAGATTTTATAACCCAATGCGTAGTCGCTATATACAATACCCCAGTATATTGGATTGATGACTCCATCACCCCACCAAGTAGTGTCGTATATCTTGCCCCATCCTATGTTGTTGTCTGCGTACATTTATTTCTTTTTATATAACTATTTTTTTGTCTCGTTTTGCTTAATGAACATCAATAGTTTTTGAATGTTGCTATCTTTTGGTTTATATGTTACAGAACCCATCCTTGAAATGTTGAATCTTTGTCAGGGTAAATATCATCGTTTGTATTAGAATAATACTCTGGAAACAAAGACTGATTAAACGACATATAATCAATAAATCTACGAGTGTAATACTCTGCTATATCTCTCTCTTTTTGAACCAAGTAATCTATCTCCTCTTTTGAAGCGATTTCAGAGTTCTCAGAAGTGTGTTTATAAACCCCTCCGTTCTTAATCGAGAAAGAAGCAAATGGTAAATAATCTACCATCGCATAATGAATCAACATAGGTTGAACATAAGTAGTAACTAAACTCAAATAATTACCACTCAATGTACCTGCGATAATATCAGCGGAAATCTTATTGTACAAATCTGTACCCAAGTAATTACGAATATGAATCTCTTGAGCAATCTTAATAAACTGAATAAACTTATCAGTATCCACATTACCATCTAAGATAGTATTGCGAACTATATCCTCTCTTTTTACAAATAACGCTACTGCCATATTATGATGGATAAGCACCTTGTCGTGGCATATCTATTGGAGCAATAGCCACCTCTTTAGGTTGTTTGTTAATTTTAAAACCTTGTCTAACCGCTTCGTTTACATTCACGAATCTTGTTCCGAATAAAGCATCTCCTGCGTAAGGCTCTCCATTTTGCTTTAACTTCTTCTTGTAGATTCTTCTTTCCCATCTATGATAGCAGTTTACTCCACCCTTGTATTTAAAGAGTGAGTAGTTCTGTCCGTTATGACCAAACTTGTTATTCACACCATTAAAAGACATCATATCAATATCTTCTTTGCGGTATAATTTGTCAGCAGATAGTATTCGAGTGCAGAATTGTCTTGAGTCTCCTTTAGGTTCTTTAGATGTTCCTTTTACATACTTGTATCTTACTTTCCATATCTTACCATCAAGATTCGACTCTTGGTTAGCAGATAACTCAGTAATACCATTCAAGTATCCTTCTACATCAAAACCCTCTGGTTCATCTTCCGTATCTTGAGCATCTACAAGTTCATATTCTTCATCCTCAGCTTCACCTAACTCCTCAATCATTGACCAAATCTCCTCTGCGAGTTCATCACTCATAAAAGGTCTTTTATCAGATGACATCTTTACTCCAGTTTCTTCTTCTCGTGTCTCAGAATCTACCGCATTCTCTAAGTCTGTGAACTCTAAAGGTTGAAGCGTTTTAAAGTACAAATTAAGAGCAATATTGTTGTAAGCTAATACTTGGTCAAAGGCATCTATCAAAAGTGTCTGAAATGGTCTAATTACCGTGTTATCCATCAAGATAGAAGCGGTCTTTAACTCATCAGCGTTATTCCCAAGTCCTGAGTTATCTTTAATACCCAAAAGCATAGGAGAAACTACCCTATGAGATACCATAATCTTTCTCATCGATTCATCAGATAAGAATTGGTATTGGTTGTGTGCATCACTTAACTGAACTGGTGTAATAGTAGCGGCAGCATTAGCATCATCGTTAAACGCTAAGATGAACTTACCAGCATTTGAAGAACCTTGAAACTTCTGTTTAATTCTTTGCTCGATTAGTTGTCTCTCTTCTTCGTTTGGAATACCATTGTTGAAGTTGATAAGCATTGATGGAGCAAGTCCATTCAAGATGTTATTTAAATGGTAGTTTGAAATCTCCTCCTCTAATTCAGCATATTGAAGACCTCCTTGATAATCTACTGGTGAGTAGTAATAGAATCCTGCTCTGTAAGGCTTCACAAATAGAATTTCGATAGACTCTTTAGATGTACCGAACGCGGGTATTCTTAAAGGTTTGTCAGATGGTTTAACTTTAGTCCAATCTTTAAAGTAGTAATAAGCCTCAATATCTCCATCTTCGTTAGCTTTCTCCGCTCTTAAAGTCTCAACTGGGAAGTGTTCTACTTGTGCAATCTTAGTTCTATCCTTAGAGTAGATAACTTGCATAGCACACCCACCCATAAGTTTCAAATCATAAGAAAGTTTGCGAACACAATCCTTTTTAAACAAAGACATCATCTGAGCATACGCATCAGGTTTTCTTTGTGAATCGGTAGCATCCAATCCTCTTCCATAAATCATCTCAGAGATACCATTGATGATAGCGTTGTTTGTAGGTGAACCATTATACCTATCAATCAAATACTGATAGTAGTTATTGTCCTCTCCGTAACTTACCCACTCCTTGCCTCGAATCTCACTAACTTTAGGAGAAGTATAAGAAGACAAGTTCACAACACGAACATCCGTACCGCTTTTAGGCTTTTGTTGTATTACTATGTTTCGTTTCATATAATTATATAATCGTTGTCTCGAGAATTTTCTTTAATGTATTCTCTACCATCAACTTCTTTTAACACATCATCTAAACACGCATTGTCCTCAAATACCCCATCAGCCAATGATACTCTTTCAGATAAATTATCTTCCATACCTGCGTTTACAGAATAATAGAAGTTCGAATCTTGATTTATTACTTGGTCTGTACAGAAAATCTTATCTCGGTATATGTCCAAACCATTAGACACCACTTTAAGGTCATAATAACGACCCTCAACAAGAGAAAACACTTTAGATATAGTTAGATACTCTCCAACCTTAGTAAGTGTCTCAGAACTCGTTAAAACAACATTTGTGCTATCATCTCTTAATATAAGCGTACCAGAAGCAGGATAACTTCTCGGAATAAAAGATAATGTTTGTGTTTCAGCAGATGTGGTTAAAATCTTCATACTTATATAACGATTTTATTTCCCTCTTTTGTGTGTGTAAAACAAAAAAGGAGGCAAAAAAGCCTCCCTTAGTGTAACGCAGTCCGAATGTGTTATGCAGTTGGGTCGATATTAGTTGCACCAATAGTTGATGGAGCAGCAGAACAGAAGAATGGTGGAGCAGTTTCTTGAGCAGTTAAAGTCAAGGTGAATCCACTCAAATCTCCCATAGCAGCACCTGAAACGATAGTACCTCCAGTTACTTCAGCACCGTGTTCTTTACCCATTAAAAAGAACTTTCCATTGTTGTCTTCGATTACTACTTGTGGTCTACCAGCAGCAAGAAGTTTAATCTCCTCTTGTGTAGCAGCATCTAAGTAAGTAAAGGTAACATTCAAAGTAGACTCGTAGAAAGTTGTACCATTCTCACGAGAAGAATTGATAGCAGTCTCTAAAGATGAGTTTCCTTTGATTTCGTATTTGTAAAATTCAGCAGCAGTGCCAATCGTAATCACTCCAGCGGTAGGAGATAAAGCGGCAACATCTGTATCATAATTTGCAAAGTAGATATTCTTCAAACCTCCAACAGAAGATTTACAAGGAAGAACTCTACCTTTAGCGATAGAACAAGCCATAGTTTTTTTAGGTTTTAAGGTTATTAAAAAAGGGCAGGTAGGCACTCGGCTCACCCACCCTTCTTATATTAATTCAATGATGATTAAGAGTAAAGAACGATGTCAGAACCGATTCCGTACTGTACACCAGCGGTAAATCTCATAATAACTCTTACATTTTCAGAGCCATCAAGGTCAGCCATATCCAACAATTTAACCAAGTTGTGGTCAGATAACAAACCAGTACCGAAGAACAAGTTAGATTTCTGAGCAGCCATCATAGTATCATCAGCAAGTCCGTTAGCAACAAAGATTTTAACACCATCGAAAGACAATGCTCCGTTGTTCCACCATTGAGTTCCTTCAGCATTAACACCATTAGCACCCAATCCAGAAGCACCGAATCCACCTAATGCACGAACATAAGCACGAGCAACATTTTGAGATACATAGATGTAAAGGTCTTCTTTACCGTATAGAGCAGATGGAATAGCATCAACTACTTTCCCTAACTCAGCGATAACATTAGCAGCAGTTACAGAAGTACCAACTACATCGATAACAGAAGCATCAGCAGTAGCCAAAGTAACCAATCCGTTGAACTCACCAGCGTTAGCGGTTACACCACCCCAGATGTTTTGTTCAGTTTTCTCAGCTACCAAACCAGCAGTGTGAGCGATAAGGAAATCAGAGAATGCAGGTGGCAAAGAGTCAAATGCAGAATATCCCATTTGTACTGCTTCCCAATCTGAATGGAAATCTTTCTTACAAAGTTCAAGGTTTACTTGGAACTCCTCTGGTTGAAGAATACGCTCAGTCAAAGTGATTGTAGCGGTGTCAGTAAAGTCGCAAGTAGCATCTTTAATTACATTGCTATCAGTAGCAACTTTTTTGATAACTTCTTTGAATTTTACATTTGGTTTGATGGTAATACCACCATTGTTAAGAGTTGCACCAGAAAGTAGAGCAGCAGCGATGTAATCACCAGCAAAACTTCCAGCATAACTTGAGGTAATCGATACACTTGTAGCCATTGTTTATTTGTTTTAGGTTTATTTTTTAATTTGTGAAATTCTTGCCATTACTAAATCCTTAGTAGATTGTGGTCTGTTTGCTCCGAATACGATTTGTTTCTTAGCAGACTCACCTTCAGGAGAATGTTTGATTGGAGCAGCGGCAGGTTTAGAAAGTTCTTCTTTTACCAACTCTTCCACTTCACTCATTTCTTCTTTAGGTTGTAGCATTGCTTTGATTTCTTCAATCATAGATTTCAATTCAGACAACTCTTCTTTAGTAGCATACATAGACTCCTCAGCCATTTCTTCGACTGGGGCTTCTTCCTCTACTTCTTCACCAGCGAGTTCTTTAATCTCTTTGATGATACCTTCTTCTTCGACTACAAGAACCTTTCCATCTTCCAAAGCATACTCGCCTACTGGAAGAGCAATCTTGTCTTCTTCAGTTACGATGAACACCTCGAAGTCAGGAGCAAATTCCTCAGCCTCCAAAACAGTACCGTTCTCAAGTATCATTTGAGCAAGTTTGGTTTCTACAACCTCTTGACTCAACTCAATACCAAGAACGCTTTTGATTTCTTTTAGCATTTCGATTGGGTTTTTCATATTAATATAACGATTAGTGATTTTGATTTTGCATTTTCAGCACCTATACTAATTATATAAGTTTTGATAATCCAGATATAATTGAATTTGCAGCGGATATTTGCTCCTTTGCTTCTTGAACTTTATTCTGCATCATTTTAATGAAATCAGAAGCGCCTAATTCTTTCGCCTTTTGCAAACCGTTCTCTGCAAGTTTCAAAGCAACCTCAGCTTCTGACTTCCCTTTTTTAACCTTATTTTCAATCGCTATAATCTCGGATTGAGACTCGATTAAATCAAAAGATTTCTTCAAAGAAGAATTAATGTCCTCTACAAGAGCGAACTCCACTCTTTGCACCTCAGACAACTCCTCTTTTTGAATCTGAGCAATCTTGCTCATCGCTTGTTTTTGTGTGTTCATAGTTTTATATATTTATTTTAAACCATCATTGATTTAGCCTTAGACACAATGGAATCCATTTCTTTTTTTGATACTTCTGCTTCTGATATTCTGCCCTGAATTACCCTAACTAAATCATCAGCACCCAATTCTTTAGCTGACTCAAGTGCTTTTTTACCTAAGTTTATTGCTACTTGATAATCATTAGAAGCGGTTTTAGCATCAAGTTCAATAGCCTGAACCAATTTCCCAAGATTTTTCTCAGAACTAATTGCTCTGTCTAACGCTTTGTCAATATCAGAAATAAGAGACAACTCCACCTTGTGAGAAGATAACTCTTGTTTATCTTTTTGTTTGCTTATTTGCGAAACCACTTGGAACGCTCTTTCTTTTGTATTCATTTTATTTATAGTTTATGGTTTAACTTCTTGTTTTACCGATTCCTTGCGCCCACAGAGACCCATCACAACACTTTCTTGAGTATGTGTCCTTGTCTTTACACAGACATCCTCTCGCACTTCCTCTGGGACTTGTTACACTTGGTGTCTGTTCTTCCTTACGCATAGCTTTGTGTTTTTTGAATGAAGAATATAATATCCCATATATTAGCGGTTCCACCATTAGCGGTAATCTTCCATTGACTACCATTAGCAACAAACGCATCGTCTGCATACCATTGAAATACTTCGTGAAATTGATGTTCTATATCATTGCCCTTAGGGAACCCAATATCTTTACCAACTCTTCTATAAGGAGTTCCATTTGTCGCATCTAATTGTAACCTTAAATATGTTTGATTTGCATTAGGTGCTGAGTAATAAAAAACTACTGTACATACATAAGTATCATTTACAGAATCGGCTAATATCTTTTTTGTTGTGCCATTGTAATAATCAATACCAATATTAGAACGAACTATGTTTGCGGAATTATTTGGTACAACTATTTCAATACCATCTAATAATTCTAATTTGTTAGATGAGGTATATAATCCGTCATCATATCTTGCCCATCCAAGACCTGAACCAACACCACTCTGAGGATATAACTTTACCCACTCGCCACCGAACACAGTCCATACTCCAGACTCAGTAGTAACATACGCACCTTCCTCAATGTTATATTGATTGCGGATTGTGTCAGTATCTACATCTACTTGAACCTTATATGATGTATTGAAAACTGTACTCATCTACCTTGTCCCTTATAAAGTTTCTTATAGTTCTTACTTGTCTTTAAAATGCTTGTCTTACTCTTAGCGTGTACATTAGGTCGAGATACATTAGGTTTCTCGTAAACCATTCCTGTGGTTTGTTTCTTAGCCATCTAATTCACCGAGTTCTTTAAGTTTGCTTTCCGCCCATCTCTTACCTGCAAGTCCACCCCATAGTAAATACGAAATAGTTCCACAAGCCTCATTATCTCCTTCTACATAATACTCCTCTGCTCTGTTTAGATAAGAGTACATCCTCTTAATGGTCTCTACGCTGATAGGTTTCTTTTGTGCAAGTTGTTGCGCTCGAATCTTGCCAACTTCGGTAGCACATCGGTTGTTAATCTTTTCGTTTAACTCTATACCTTTCTTAGCGTTGTTTGAAACTGCATCAGGATAATCAGAATAAGATTCCATCACAATCTTCTTGCCCCCTTTTACTCTTTTATCTCCTTTAATGATTCCAGTAACCAAACCAAGCATATACTCAGCTTCTTCTTCTTCGGTTTTAGCAAGTAACTCGCTTAATGAG